CCCACACTTTAAAAATAAAACAGAATTAGAAATAATCGAATGGATCAAGCAGAAAAAATATGCGAAAGATTAGAGCTAGGAGAACCGCTCTCGTCTATTTGTAAAGATAAGACAATGCCAGATGTAAGCACAGTTTATAAAAAGTGCAGAGCAGATGAGAAGTTAAAAGATAAAATAATGGCAGCCAGGCAAACTGGGGTCTGGACTTTACTGGATAAGATTGCGGAAGATATGCAGATACCAAAGACACCACAAGAAACACATTTTTTAAGAGAGAAGTGGAGCCACATAAGATGGCTTGCAACAAAATTAGCATCAACAACATTTGGAGATAAATCTCAAATACAACAAAAGATTGACAATCGAATGATTATAACCTGGGGAGAGCCAGCGGATGATAAAGAAATTAAAACAGTTATGGATCAAGTATCAAGTACATCTATTAAAGAGCTACCTGGAGATGTCGGGAATAATTCGAAAGCATAAGAAAAAATAATTGCATATCTTGCAATATGTTCTTGACATTGTGTCAATGCTAGTTTATTAGATAAGAATGTCAAAAAAAACTAATAAAGGAGCAAACATGGCAAAACAAAAAATGTTTTTAGATGCTCAGTACAAACAGTTAGTTAAAAACTTTCAAGAGCAAGATGGCACAAAGTCATTCAACGCTGTTGTGAAGTTATTTAATCCAGCTGGACAAGGTACTTGGTATTTATCAGAGTTAAATCCAGATACTCAAGAGGCATTCGGATTAACTGACTTACATGAAAAAGAATTAGGATATGTTTCAGTTAATGAGTTAAAAGAGTTTAAAGGTGCTTTTGGTTTGGGTATCGAAAGAGATACAAGTTTTGAGATGAACAAACATTCATTCAAAGACTTACAACAATAAGAAAATTTACAGAGCCTGGTGGGTAATACTCTCCAGGCTTTTCTTTTACCTGGTCTAAACCTTAATGAAGTTGGTTTTTAGCAGCGGCTGCCACGCTCCTCGCACGCACGGCATGGAGTTCTAAGCTGCCTGGATCCTGGTCGATAGTTAATAATACTGACAACATCTATTGATAAGCCTGGTTTATTTAATGAAGTGGTAAGTAAAGGGTAAGTATAAAAGAATAAAACGATATTCTTGCATACAAAAGTCAAGAAATATGAAGAACAAAAGGGGGTCATACCCCAAAATCCACCCGCATTTTTTAAGTATATATATCTTAGGAGTTTGACACACAGACACACACACACATATGAAAAAAGAACATAAGAATAAATCTGGCGGGTTAAGCGAAAGAGGTAGACAATTTTTTAATAATAGAGATGGCTCTAATTTAAAAGCTCCAGTTAGCTCTGGTAAGAACCCAAGGCGTGTCTCATTCGCAGCAAGGTTTGCTGGGATGAAAGGCGCAATGAAAGACGATAAAGGTAAGCCGACAAGGAAAGCTCTGGCTCTCAAAAAGTGGGGGTTCAGCTCAGTTGCGGCTGCTAGAAATTTTGTAAAAAATAATAAGGCATAGGATGGCAAATAATAAATACTCAGACAACTTGATAACAGCTATGGTTTTTATGGAGCAAGATACCAATGGCATGGTTATACACTTAAACGGATTTGAAACACCCGAACACGCAAATAGATTTGTAAATAAATTAATGAAGAACAGCGGCATAGATTATAAAAGTATTAAAGATCTATTTGATTTGCCAACTGTTCATTAACCAAGGAGAAAAGATGATGTTAGGAATAATAGATAAATTAGAACACTACTGGAAAGATCACAAAAAAGCCGTGATTGTTGTAGCAGTTGTAATTGTTGTTTTAGCAATAATGTAATGAAAGTACAGATACCTTATACGCCTAGACCCTTGCAAGCTGAGCTGCATAGTAATTTAGATAAGTATAGGTTTGCGGTGTTAAGTTGCCATAGAAGATTTGGCAAAACTGTCTGTATGCTAAACCACCTAATTAGAGCAGCGTTGCAAAACAATTTAAAAAATCCAAGGTACGCTTATATAGCTCCGACTTATAAGCAAGCTAAGGCAATTGCTTTTGATTATTTAAAAATGTTTGCTGGACCCATACCTGGTACTACATTTAATGAAACAGAATTAAGATGTGATTTACCCAATGGCGCTAGAATAACTTTATTATCTAGTGAGGCGGGGGATAGTCTCAGAGGTTTGTTTCTTGATGGAGTTTGCATAGATGAGACGGCACAAATAGAACCGAAACTTTGGAACGAAATTATAAGACCCGCATTGTCTGACAGAAAGGGGTTTTGTTATTTTATTGGTACTCCCGCTGGCATGGGAAATTTATTTTACGAATTATACCAATACGCTTTAGGCGATGATAAATGGATGACTTATACAGCTAAGGCATCTGAAACAAATATTATTGACCAGGAAGAGTTAGACGCAGCTAAAGCTCAAATGGGGGATACGAAATTTCGCCAGGAGTTTGAATGCGATTGGATTGCAAATATCGAGGGATCGGTGTTTGGCAGTATTATAAAAGATTTAGAAGATAAAAAACAATTAAGTAAGATTGGTTATGATCCAGCTTTAGAAGTACATACAGCTTGGGATCTAGGAGTTGATGATAGTACCGCAATAACTTTTTTCCAACTATTAGGGAACCAGGTTATGGTTATTGATTATTATGAGAATAGGCGAGAGGGTCTCCCGCATTATGTTCAAATGATAAAAGATAAAGATTATGTTTATGGGGAGCATTATGCGCCACATGATATTGAAGTCACAGAATTTTCGAGTGGTAAGACCAGGAGAGAGGTAGCTTACCAGTTGGGAATTAGGTTTAGAATTTTACCTAAATTAAATCTTGAGGATGGTATCCACAGTTTAAAAATGCTTTTGCCGAGGTGTTGGTTTAATGTTGAAACTACACAACCTTTAATAAATGCCTTGCGACAATACCATCGAAAGTATAATGAAAAAATGAAGATGTTTTCAAATAAACCAGTTAAAGATTGGTCGAGCCACGCAACCGACAGCGCAAGATATATGGCTATGTCAATAACTGATTTACCAGAAAAAAATAATATTAACCAAAAAATAACAATGAACGAGTATTCAATACACGGAGAATAATATGGGATTTATGAAACCAAGCATTCCAGCAATGCCACCAATACCACCAGTACAACCTTTACCAGAGCCGCCAAAATATGACGATGCGGATAGAGCTGCTGAGACAGCTGCAAAGAGAGCTAAGCTAAGAGCTGGAAGAACTGGAAGATCATCAACTATTTTAACTGGAGCTGATGGTTTAGAAGATGATCCAAGTAAAATAAAAAAGAAAACTTTATTAGGAGGATAGTATGGGAGGAGTTGTATCAAGACCAAAACCACCACCACCAGCACCTACACCAGCACCAGCTGCGCCAGTAGTAGTACCACCAACAAAAGCTGAAATGTTGCCAACTAAAACTGACATGGGAAATACTAGAGGTAGATCAAGTACAATATTAACTGGAGCCAAAGGCTTAGGGGATAACAAATTAACAACAAGCAAAAGAACTTTATTAGGAGGATAAATGGCAATAAACCCAAAAGCCAAGCAAGTTATAGAAAAATACCAAACTTTAAAAGAGCAAAGATCTACATGGGAAGATCATTGGCAAGACTTAGCAAACTATTTTTTACCTAGAAAATCTAATATAACTTTAAAGCGTTCAAGAGGCGATAAGAGGCATGATCAAATTTTTGATGGAACTGCCACACACGCTCTTGAATTACTCTCAGCAAGTCTTAATGGGATGCTAACCAATACAATTTCGCCATGGTTTGTTTTAAAATATAGATCTGAACAATTAAACCAGGATGACGAGGCTAAAGAATGGTTAGAGAGCTGCGGAAAAGTTATGCAGCAAGTATTCCAAAGATCTAATTTTCAACAAGAAATATTTGAATTATACCATGAGCTGCTATGCTTTGGTACTTCTGCTATGTTTATATCAGATGATGTTGATGATGATCTTAGATTTAAAACAATTCATATCTCAGAGCTTTATATTACAGAAGATGAGAAAGGAATGGTGGATTGTTTAATTAGAAAATTTCAAATTAAAAATAGAAATATTCTATCAATGTATCCAGACGCTGTATTAACAAATGATCTATTAACTAAAATTAAAAACAATCCGCAAGATGAGACTACAGTTATTCATATGGTATCTAAATCAGATGCTCCTATGGGATATGAAAATTCTAAAAATATGGATTTTATATCTTGTCATGTTCACGAAGAAAGCGGAACTTTATTAAGAGAAAGTGGATTTAGAGAATTTCCATATGTTGTACCTAGATATTTAAAATCATCTTCAAACGAAATTTACGGAAGATCTCCAGCAATGAATGCGCTGCCAGATGTTAAGATGTTAAATACAATGTCTAAGACAACTATTAAAGCAGCTCAAAAACAAATCGACCCACCTTTAATGGTTCCAGATGATGGTTTTGTTTTACCAGTAAGAACTGTACCTGGAGGATTAAACTTCTATAGATCTGGAACTAGAGAAAGAATTGAGCCATTAAATATTGGAGCCAACAATCCAATAGGATTACAAATGGAAGAGCAAAGAAGAAAAGCTATTAGAGAAAATTTCTTTGTTGATCAATTGATGACTGTCCAGGGACAAAACATGACAGCTACAGAAGTCATGCAGCGTACTGAGGAAAAGATGAGATTACTTGGACCCGTATTAGGCAGACTACAATCTGAATTATTACAGCCGTTAATTACTAGATCTTTTAATTTACTATTTAAAAATAATAAATTTGCCGAGATGCCTGAGACTTTAGGCGATCAAGATATAGAAATAGAATATGTATCTCCATTAGCCAAAGCTCAAAAGACACAAGAGCTATCTTCTATTATGAGAGGTATAGAAATATTTGGTTCACTTCAAAATATAGCTCCAGTATTTGATTACATAGATGTTGATGGTTTAGTTAATCATATTCAAGAAGTATTAGGATTACCAGCTAAGGTAATGAGATCCGCTGCAGAGGTACAAAAAATCCAGCAAGATAAACAGCAGCAACAAATGGAGCAAGCTCAGATGCAGCAAGCTCAACAAGTTGCCGAAAGTGCTGGTAAGATTGCACCAGCCTTGAAAGCGGGAATGTTTAATGAATGAAAAAGAACTTAAACAATTAAACTTAGATTACAAAACGACTTTTGGATCAGAGAGCGGAGAACGAGTGCTTGAAGATCTTAAAAAGAGATGCAGCTTTAATTCGACTACTCACATTAAAGGAGATAGCCACGAAAGCGCATACTTAGAGGGATCAAGATCCGTGGTCTTGTTCATAAATAATATGCTAAACAAAAAGGAGAAATAAAAATGTCTAGCGAAAATCAAGAGGTAGCAACACCAGCTCAAACTGAGCAGCCATCGGTGTTGTCTGGAGATCCTACAAATAATACTCCAGAAGTAAGTACAGATTGGAAAGCAAGTCTTTCTGATGAAGTAAGAGCAGACAAGTCTTTAGAAAATATTAATGATATTGAAAGTCTTGCTAAAAGTTATGTTCATGCGCAAAAAATGGTAGGAGCTGATAAAATTCCAGTACCTAACAAATTTGCAACTGATAAAGATTGGGATGCAGTTTATGAAAAACTAGGCAGACCAAAAACTGCAGAGGAATATAAATTCAATTTACCAGAAGATCAAAAGGTAGATGAGGCAGCATTAAAAAATTTTTCTACTCAAGCACATAAGCTAGGTTTATTACCTGGACAAGCTGACGGGATGGTAAAATTTTATAATGAAATGATTGGCAATGAGTTAGCGCAAGCAGATAGTATTGCTACATCACAAAGAGAAAAAGCTATAACTGAGCTTAAAACTGAATGGGGACAAGCATACGATCAAAAATTACAACAAGCTAATAATGTTGTAGCGGGTGTTTTTCCAAAAGGTTTTATGGATACTAATTTAGCAGACGGAAGTAAATTAGGAGATCATCCAGCAGTTAT